AAATAATCCATCATCAACTTCACCTCTTATGGATTCATCAAGAATATCAAAATCTTCGTCTTTCATGATTTCATATGCTTCTTCAATCCACATCCAACATAGACACCCGGCATCAACCGCAATGGATGTTACCTTCAACGGATCATCCAATCCCCTGAAGTATATTTTTTGTCCTGTCGGCTTGTATGTGGCTTCCAGTGGTGACAGCGTAAAATCCCAAAGATGCTTCACCTTCAACCGCTTTACCGCCCATTTCAGCTCCTTATAACAGGAATCTTTCAATGTACGAAAAGTCTTTCTGACAATCAATGTATTCGCATCCGGGTACTTCATCATGTTCCATATGTACCATAATGCGGTTGTTTTGGACTTCTTCGATGCCCGGCTTCCCTTACATACTCTATACCTGCCCTTGAAATTCCAAAACGCTTTATATCCGCTTCCGACAATCTCCGGAAGGCTGATATATTCTTTTTTAATCATAGGCATTTCACCGCCTAATCTTTCAGTTCATCTTCACCGCCGAATATCGGAAGAACAACATCGGTTTCCACTCTATCAGTGTAAATGCCGTATGCTCTGCCCAACAATTCAGCAGCTTTGTTGGAATCTCTTAATTGTGCCGGAATCCTCACTATCTCCGGAACTTCTTCTTTTACAGTCTGCTTGCGCATCTTTCCTTCTTCATCCGGTACATATGTTGATGTTTCTTTCTTCAGTGTAACAACAACCGATTCCGTCTTTTCCCTGCGCATTACCGCTGTAAGATATCGCATGACTTCATCCTGATCCGCAATCAGCTCCGATTCTTTCTCTTTCATCCTTGTATCAAGGTATTCTTTAACCTTAGTATTCTTTAGTATTTTATCAGCGTTCTGTCCTGCGTATTTCTCCGAATATCCGGCTTTGATTGCTGCCTGTGTTGCATTCAGGCACGCAAGATATTCTTCACAGAATCGCTGTTGCCTTACTGTCATTCCTGCCACCTTGCAACACTCCTTTCTGTCAACCTTTATACTTTTGCAAATCTACCATTGCTATTTCATTGATATAGATATCGCTTATCCGTTTTATATCGCCCTTGTAAAATACAAGTACATTTTGATGAACCTTTGTTGTTTTTCGCCGTGCATTAAAATTAAATCCTGCTCCCATCGGTGCCGTGCCGTATTGTTCTAACAATATCAGCTCGTTATAAAGGCACAATCCGTTGTCCTGAAATATCCGCTTTGTATCACTTATGAAATCCCTATATGCTCCCTTGCTGTTCCGAATATCTCCAACAACAAAAACAGCAAACCGATTTTCCTTCAGTTTGCTGCATGATATGTATATTATTTCTTTGTACGCTTCTATAAAATCCGTGTAGTTCATGTTGGATAAATCCAACGGATGATTACTATACTTTTCTAAATTATGATACGGCGGACACGAAAAAACTAAATCCGCTGAATCATCCGGGATGTAAGTATCTGCATTCCTGCTATCGTCACAATACCATGCAGGACACACACCGAATTTGTCAGCATTTATTTGATTTGCGTCTATCTGCCTTTGTGATAAATCAATTCCGATATACCGTTGACCTAACATTTCAGCAATTACACCACGGACGGAACCACCGGCGAACGGATCAAACACGATTCCCCCAGGTAATCCGAACCAATTATATATTACCTCACATAATACCGGATCAAAAATGCTTGTTCCGGTAAGATTTGAGCCGCTTTTCTGTGCTAACTGTTGCATTCCACCACTTAACAGATTTTCATCTCGCCCGACTTCGCTTTGCAGTCCTATTGATTTCCATTCTTTCTTCCGCTTCTGCCAATATCCTTGTTTTGTGTCAAGCACTGAAAACGGCGGTACAATATATCTCTCTTGTAACTTGCCCAATATAGACACACCCTTCGATGTATTTTGCGCAACAAAAAACCGCCTGAGCGTTTATGCCCGGCGGTTTTACATACTTCATCATCTGTATTATAACACAATACGTCCATTTTGCAATATACAAAAAAGTCACAACACATACAAAAAAGTCACAACATATACAGAAAAGTCACAACACATACAATTTGTAACACTTTTTATCATTCCTTTGCTTCAGACTGCAACCATTCCCGGATACACTGCTGACAATGTACTTCGTCATTCCAATGTATACACGATTCAGTAATCGGACAATTGAATATTACTTCTGCCAGTTCTTCATCCGTCATTGCTCTGATTTTATCCGCATTCGTCCGTGGCTTGTATTCCTCTGCAAGCTCGTTGATGATTTTATTTACATCTGCCATTTCTATAATTCTCTTTTGAGTAGAAGCAATATAGCCGTCTAAATTTATTTCATAGCTTTCTTCTTCCAATCTCTCTATTAACCTATCTATAAATTTTTTCATGCTGCTCCTTTCTCCACTTTTCCTCGACTATCTTTTTCAGGTCAATGTCTTTCGGTTTCCACAAATGCAAGCAATTATCCACGATATTTACATACTGCGATTTCGCCGGATGAATCTGATATACTACTTCTTCGTCATAAAAGAATATATCCTTTAGTACACACATATCATCCCATGTCGGGATACTGAATTTATGCTTCGGTGATACTGAAACGTGTTCCCATCCGCATTCATTATCGGACCATATAACACTACAAGTTTTGCAATCCGGAAGCTTAATCAATGCACTGTTCATAAATCCCATATTTTCGGCTTGCCATATTCTTTTGTCAGCTACTATAAATGCAAATTCTTTCATGTTATACCTGCCTTATATAAATTCTTCGTCAATCTTATTTATGATTGTGTGCCTGATTTCCTCGAATATGCCGACCTTCATTCCCGGATGAAGCTTTCTTACCTCTTCGGCTTTTTCCTTCGCTTCGTCAATGTTAAAGACCGTACAATATATATACCAAGTCTCTCCTTTTTTGTGTGCGACAATGTACGATTCCTCTGTGTGCGTTGCGTTATCGCCCGTCCAGTGTACAAGTATTCCTCTTCCCATCATTCCACCACCTTCCAATACTTTTCAAAATCCGATTTCGGAATCTGTAAATCAATACACTTGTATTCAAGTCTTACCTTTTCTCCGTCAATTCTGTATTTCCACTTCTGCTGTGGATGAAGAGTAATATTCACTCTTCCGGCAAAATTACTAATCCACAACATCCCGTGTTCTTTCGGTTTTGCCGTTCCCATTTATTCACCGCCCTTTCCCAACTGCCCCGATGCTTTCGCTTCTTCATAGTCCTTTTCGGACTGTTCGCTCAATACCCATCTAGGACACCGCATACATTCCTCATAAGGTTCATCCGTCATTCTGTTTTCATAACCCCTGCAGTAATACTGTGGTTTTCCGTTCTTGTAAAACTCAATAGTTGGTCTGCCTTTTTCCCGAACGATTCCTTTTGCAACCATTTCGCATCTAGCCATCTCTGCTCCTTTCATTCCCAATCCAAATTCTGTCCGCATTCCTTACAATGAAACCCTTGATACTGTATCTTCTGTGTTCTTCCGCAACTGGGACAATCAAAAATCGCAGCAAGCGTATCGTTCGGTCGTATGTTAAGTGGTTTCTTCGGCTCTGCTTTCTCGGTCAGTTCACGGAAACGCTCAATTGTGCCGATTGCTCGGTATTCATCTACAATGTGTGCATTTTCTAAAGCGTTTTTCTCATGCGCTTTGCAACTCTTAATCAAATCATGCACCATTGACGGTGTAAGCCCTGTTGCTCGGTACTGCTCGACTTCTTCAAGTGCCTTTGCTGCAACCTCTAATGCTTCAATATCCACATAATCACCGGCACCGAGATTTATTCCGCTTTCTATGATTTCTTTCCTTGCTTCACTCTCCGTCATGCTCATTCTTCTTTACTCCCTTCCTGCTGCTTTTCTCAGCTTCTCGCAGATCGCATCCCATTCGTGGCAAAATATCATAAAATCTTGCAAATCAAACTTGTGTCCGAATTTATCCTTGGTTTTTCTCCATATTTCAATCAATCTATCATCTTCATCCATAATGCTTTACTCCTTCCCGGCATCCAAAATACCCTGAACCGCATTCAATGCCCTGCCGTGAGCTGTTGTTGCCCATGAATACGACTTGCCGCACGCAACCGCCGCATCAGCAAGTTCCATGTTCTGTACATATACCTTGTGTAAGATGTCATACTCCGCCACTGGAAGCTGTTCAATAACGCTGAGGATGTAATTGCGAGTTTCAATATATTTGTCGATTGCAGCGTCAATTTCCTTCTCTATATCAACATACCGTGCAATAGCATCCGCCATCTTCTGCGGATTTCCGGAAGATTGTACACGCTCACTGTCCGTTCCCTGCCCGGTTCCCATTGCAATTGACTGCCACTGCTGCTTCTCAATAATTTTGTTTTCAATCAGCTTGTTCAGCTTATCAAGCTGTAATAAAAACGCTTTTGCTTTCATGTCAATACCCTGCCTTTCTTTCTGCGTTTTTTCGTGATGCCAAGTGATATCCTCATGCACTGTTCAATTGCCTGCATTTCCTTGCTTGTGCATGTCCTTATGTATTCTGATATACGCTCTTTTGATATCGTGGTTATCTGTTCGCATAGTGCCGTTGATGGAACCTCGCACATAACGGTTGTATGCGTTGGAAGTGGCTTTTTCTTCTTTGTTGTCAGGAACACAACTTCAACAATAGGCGCATAATCGTTTCCGATGTCATTTGACACAATAACCGCCGGACGAACTGCTTCCTGCTCACTCCCGATTTTCTTTTGATAGTCACGAACAAACACAATGTCACCACGGTAATAATCCGGCTCCTTTATGTTTTTTATTGCATGATACGCTGTCGGATCAGCGTACCCGGCGGAATTCTTATAATCTGTCATGCCGTTTCTCCTTCCTATCAGCTTAATTGTTTCTTCAGTGCTTCTGCCCTTGCAGCGATATCCGGACTGTTACCTGCTGTTTTCTGTATCATCTTCCGTTCGATATCCGACATATCGTCCGTGTCATATTGCCGCTGATCGTAATTGCTGAAGGAACCCTTGTTCATCCAAGAAGGAACAATCTCTTTCTTGCCTTTATTCTGCTTCTGTTCCTTCTCCTTGACTGCATCAATAACCCATCTTCTGATTGCCATATTATGCGACCGTGATTTATAGCCTTTATCTTCGATATATTCATCAAGAAACTTGATTGCTTTATCTCTCATTTCCGGACCAAAATCTTTTGCAAGTTTTTCAAGTTCGGTATCAGTCAATTGAACATGTTGAAATTCACCGTATTTGTGTTTTGGTTCTTTCGGTTTCTTCTGTTTCCTCGCTGCAGGCGGTTCCGGTTCG